CAGAAACCACGCAAGAAAATATATGTAATAAGATAATAACTGATAAAAGTTTATTATTTATATTACGAGATAAATATAAAACACCTGAAATACAACTAAATTCTAATTATAGATTTACAATTAATGCTGATATTATAGATATTATAAATTCATTAAATGATAGAATAATATCAACAGATATATCACTAATAGATTTGAAACAATATTTAAAATCATATACACCTATAAAAGATGATAAAAAATTAATATTAACGGACGATAATATAATTTATAATATATTGCGTTATTCGTCATATATTTTTAGAGATAATAAGGAAATTTCAAATAATAAATATTGTAAATTGATATATTGTTATATTTATTTGGAAAAAAATAATAAACAAGAAGATTTAATTAAATTAACATATCAATTAATTTATATGATGTTTATGAGAACAAATAAGCAAATAAATATTAAGAAATTATTGGAATGTGCAAAAGATATATTAGATAAATCAATATCATTAACATATATAAATAAATTCGTAAAACCTGTAAATACAGATGAAATAAATAGAGAATTGATAAATAAATTATTAATAGATACATATAATTTATGTGAAATATCAAAGAAATATGAGAGTATTTATGATATATTTATTCCATATTTATTAGCATTTAATAATAGTGAATTAGAAATAAGGGTTCAAAATTTATTATGTGAAAAAGTATTAAACGAGATGTATAGTAATATAAAGGGTGGTAATAATAGTACGGAAGAAAAATCCGCATTATCCCAAGTATATGATAATGAAAAATTAAATTTATTATTACCTGATGAATTTATAGTAAAAATAGATAATAGTTTAAATAAATTATATTTAAAAATAACCGCAGATATTCAGAAACTAGATGATATAACTATAAATTTCAATACAATACAAAATTTAAAATTAACAATAAGTAATAATAAAGATGTAAATTTTACTAAAATCGAGGATTATAACAATTCAGATACATTTAATACAAAAATGAGTGAGTTAGTTGAATTTTTAAAAATTCAATCCGAAAATAAAATAGATACTACAGCAGCATATTCAATAAAATCAAAATGTGAATCGAAGAAAAAAGATATTGAAGAATTTAGTAAGAAGTTTTTAATAACAAAAGATAAAGAGAATTTATTTAATATTAAAGATATTGATGGTAATTTAAAAGAATTAGACAATTTATTTAATACTATTAAAACAAATCCAGAATTGCAATTAAATCCAATATTAAAAAGAATATATAATACATATATATCACCCGACGAAGATGTAAATAGTAAAAATGAATATATTGTAAATCCAATAATAATGGCTAAAGAATTATATGAAACAGTAATAGTAAATGAATTAGCAGTTCTAAAAGAAAATTCAGATATTATTAAAAATAAATTAGAAGCAATAATAAAATTAGTAGCAGATTTAATTTCATCAGCTGAAAAAGGGGTTGGTTTTAATAAACCAAAAATATACGTTCCAACTGCAGTAGAACCAGGACAAGCTATTAAAGTTCCAACATTAGGAGGAGAATTTCGACGATATAATGATATTGATAAAATGAATAAAGCCGACAATAATAAAGAAAATTTAAAATTAATAAAAGACAAATTAACAAATTCGCTATTAAATATTAAAACTGATATGAAACGACTTAAAACATCTAGAACAATAAAGAAGGATAGTGAAAAACAGATTGCAGCATCTGGATTTATAGATAATGAAGGTTATAATATATTTGATAAATTGATCGCTTCATATGATGCAGATTATAATAATAAGGAAATACCACATGAAGTAACTAATAATTTATTTTATTCAAAAGTTAAAAGCAAGAATTTAGATCCTGCTGAAGAATTAGAAGTTGATTTAAATGACAAATTAATATTTTTAGTATTAGCATATTTCATACGATTAGGAGCATCATATAGTTGTTATTATTTGATTGATAATAATATAGTGACAGATATAATATATAGTTTGTATTATTATATTATATTTTATTTAGTAATATTTTTATTAATAATAATAATAGTTAATTTTGATACATTTAAATTACGTATATTATTGAATTATATGAATTTGCATATAAATACGACTGAATTATATTTACATGCCATTTTAATGGCATCATTTGTATATTTGATATATTTATTAGTATTAAATATAAATGGGGACGAGAAACCGCCAACAGAATTATCGGACCCTGAAAAAATAAAATTAAAATATAAGTTAGATTTATTGACGATAATTATATATGTATTTATTTGTATATTAATATTTATTATTTAAGAAATGTTTTAAATATAATAGAAATTTGGTATTTATAACTGCAAATTTTAGCATTAAATAATTGTTCTAATTTAATATTATTTTTTTGAATAACAATAATATCATTATTTTTATTTAAGACGATTGAATCAAATGTTGAGCCTGATTTGCTAAATATTTTAATTTTTTCATTAGAATTAAAAGAATTATGATTTAATTTTAATTCATAATAAGAATTATTATCAACTATATTTAAAATATCGATATAAAACGATTGCAGATCTATAAGAGTATTTGAATGATCAAATAATGAAATGGACCAATTACTAGAATTTAATTCAATATTTATATATTTATCATTAACGGGTTTCCAAATATCCCATACGTTCGATATTTTACTTGGAACAAATGTATAATTAATATCTTCATTTATCGATAAAATTATATAAGGAGTATAATTTTTAATAGATGATGGAATACATAAATAAGATGGATAAATTTTATTTAAAATTTGTTTAGTAAAATTGACATTATTTTTGAATGTGTTTATAATAAATGATCTACCAGTAGAATTATTATCAACATTAATATAATTGATAGTATTTTTATTATTAATCAATTCAGTTGCGTATGGTATAATTTTAGAATTTTCTCTTTTAGAAATATAATCTTTAACGACTAAATTAATATCAGGTTCTTGTTTAGAACTAATATAATCTTCATTAATTTTTTTCAGAACTTGTTTATTTAAATCATTTTCATTAAATTCATTTTTATCTGCAAAAACTTTATTATAAATAGTTTCAAATTTTTCGTATGGATAATTCGAAATTTTATGTTTATCATTCAACATTTTTAATGAAATTTCATATAATTTATTCATAACTATGTATAAATATTAATTCTTAATTTTTAAGTATTAACGAATTGATATTTGGTCTAAAAAATTTAAATCGTAAATTTTTCATAACATTATCATTCATCTTTTTAAAATGAATAACATCTTTAAAAGCCACATTATTATATCCTTTACGTTTTAATAACAATAGCCATCTTGTTTGAAATGTAATTGAAAAAACACCACATTCAGTATTGCTTTTTTGATGTGCAACATTACTAACATTAATATTAAATGATTTATTTGGATATAAAATGTTCATTTGTTTCTTTATATCTTCAAATACCGGCAATAATAATTTAGGAATTGGACGTTTAACGCTATCATAATAATAAGCACCATAGGATTTAAGAGATGGATTTAATACAAAAAAACTGGAAGTCCAGTGGGTTCCAGGTTCATCATGTTTGCATAAATTCGTAATAAATCCAAAAAACTTTTTACCAGATTTAATAATATTTTTCATATTAATATTACAATCTTTAGAGTATTTACATTTACCTTCAGTATTTTTAGATCCAAAATCTATAGTAAAAACACCATGAAATTTATAAAGTAATGATTTATCATTTTCATATTGTAATAAAACTTTTTCAATATCAAAATTAGAGAGCCATTCAGTTTTATTAGAAATCCATTCTTTTGGTTGTGCAGGTCGTAATTCTTTTATTTCGATTTCTTTCATAATTTGTGAAATTTTATAATTTTTATTATGATTAATATATTTAATGATATCAACCCATGCCCAATAATTATTACCAACATTAATTTTTTTAGCAATTTTTGCAAATAAAATTTGTGATGAATCGGTTAAATTTAATTTAATTTGATTTTTTGGTTTTAAAAAATTCCATGCTAACGCAATTTTTTGAAGAGAATTTAAACAATAGCAAAACAATTTATTATCGGCAGTTGGACTGCAATATGACATTATAATCTATTTAGTAATAATAAAAAAATGATAAAATATTATAATTTAAAAATATAAATAAATAATTAATATATATGACAAGTCAAGAAAAATTAAAAACATTCATTTCGAAGCATAAAACTGAAAAAGGCAAAGCATACACAAATACAAGTATCGGCAATCCTAAAACATCATTATTTATATCTAATGAGGAATATGACGAATTCTTGAATTTATATTCAGTAGCTATTACGAATGGTGTTTCTTTACATTTGACTGAAAAACCAATAGAACCAAGTCCATTAAGAGTTGACTTAGATTTCAGGTTTCCCATGCCTATGAATGAGAATGGTTCTCCTAATTTACATCGTATTTATAAAGATACAGATATTGATAGGATTATTGATAATTATTTTAAGATTATTAATACTTATTTAGATGTAAGTGAAGATAAAAATGTTGCATATGTAATGGAAAAACCTTATCCAACTGAATTTAGAAATAAAATCAAGGATGGTATCCATATAATTTTTCCACATATTATAATTGATAATAATACACAACATTTCATTAGAAAAAGAATATTAGATATTGCACAAAAGGTATTTAGTGATTTATTTTTATGTAATGAATACGAGGATGTCATAGATAAAGCAATAATTAATGCTAATTGTTGGCAAATGTATGGTAGTAAAAAGCCAGAATGTGAAGCATACCGCGTATCTAAAATTTATAATTATAGGGATAATACTATTACTATTGATGAATATATGCCAAATGCAAGTGATGAAATTGGTTATATTAAATTATTCTCGATGAGAAATAATAATTTATTGAAAACTGAAATTAAAATTGAATATATCGGTGAAATCGAAGAATATATTCGACATATTTTACCAGCAATTGATAAGAAATTCAAGGATAAATTAGAAAATAATATTTTATTGAAAAAAGAATTTAATAATATTAGAAATCAGGCAACTGAGGACGATTATATATTGGCGCGAGAATTAGTAGCTGAATGTTTATCAACATCTCGAGCGGAACGTTATGATGATTGGATACAATTAGGATGGGTTTTAAGAAATATTGATTATAGATTATTAAATCAGTGGATTGATTTTTCGAAGATTGCTAGTAATTATGTCGAGGGTGAATGTCAAAATTTATGGGATAGAATGCGAAAAGACAATTTAGGAATGGGAACATTAAGATGGTGGGCTAAAACTGATAATGAAGCCAGATATAAGGATATTATTGACAATTCAATATTACCTTTAATTGATATGGCGATTGGTTCAGAAGGTGCTCATTATGATGTTGCTAAACTTGTTCAAATGATGTATAAAGGAGAATATAAAGCAGTAAATAAGGAAACTTGGTATAAATATGATAAAGATGTGCACTGCTGGATTAGAACTCGTGAAGGTTTGAATTTACGCAAAACATTAAGCGAGGAAGTGTGTCGTAAATTTCTAGATAGAGCAATATTCTATAATAGTAACAGCAGTAATAATTCTATTGATCCGGCTCAACAATCTATTTATAGTAAACGAGGTGGCGATGCTATAAAAATAGCACAGAAACTAAAAACGGCATCATATAAAGATAGTATTATGAAAGAATGTAAATGTTTATTTATTGATGAAAAATTTGAAGAAATATTGGATTGTCGTTCGCATTTGATTGGATTTAAGAATGGTGTATATGATATGAAAATGCATATATTTCGAGATGGTATGCCAGACGATCATATTTCATTATCAACAAATAAAATGTATTATCCGTTTAATAAAAATTTACCAGAAATTAAAGAAATTACTGAATTTTTCGAAAAAGTATTTACAAATATTAATTTACGAAATTATGTATTAGATATTTTAGCATGTATTATTGATGGTTCAATCGCACAAGAACGTTTCTATATATTCACAGGTCAGGGTAGTAATGGTAAAAGTAGATTGTTAGATTTAATTCAAAAATCAGTAGGTGATTATTATGCAACATTACCAATTGCATTATTAACTCAAAAACGCGCAGCTTCTAATTCAGCTCAAAGTGAGATTGAGAGAACAAAAGGAAGACGGTTTGCAGTATTACAAGAACCAAATGATAATGATAAAATTAATGTAGGATATATGAAAGAATTGTCTGGTAATGATAGAATTTTAACAAGAAGTTTATATAAGGAACCTTATGAATTTAAGCCACAATTTAAAATGATTTTAGCGTGTAATGAATTGCCGGAAATCCCTTCTCAAGATGGTGGTGTATGGCGCAGATTACGCGTTATTGAATTTTCGTCTCGTTTCTGTGAAAATCCAGATCCTGAGAAGAAAAATGAATTTATGATGGATTTAGAGTTATCCGAAAAATTTGAACAATATTCTGATTACTTCTTATCTATGTTAATTGATCGTCATAAAAATATTAATCCTAATAAGATCACAGAACCGCGTGAAGTAATTAATGCTACACAGAAATATAAGGATAATAATGATATTATTGGACAATATCTAAATGATAAGATTAGTTATAGTGAAGATAATAAAGAAAAATTAGGAATTAATGATATTTATAATGATTTCAGAATATGGGTTAATGAGAATATTCCAAAAGGTAAGAAATGTCCGGATCGCATTCAACTTCGTTCATATATTGAAAAGACATATGGACCTTATGGTGTTGGTTGGAAAGGATTGAAAATTAAAACAGGTTAAAATTATTTAGTTTTTGTTATTGAAATATTCCAATAAATATTATAATTTTCAAATAAAAAAGATATGAAACCATAAATCATTATGATTAATAATTATAGTATTATCAGTAATATCAAAATGATTATCGAAATTATCTTTTACACCTTTGCACATTTAAAACGCCGATTTTTTAAATATGTAAATTATAAATAATTTTTTAATGTTTTTTTTCTATTAGAAGGTTTCTTATGATATTTTTCTGTTCTATTATAAGTTCCTTTAATTATATTTTCATACTTTTCTTTTGGTATATCTTTAATGACTTTTTCTATATTAGTTTTTAATTCTTTGTGAGTTAATCCATCTAATTTCTGTAATCTGGATTTCATCATACTAAAATAATTTTCTATTGAATTTGTAAAATGTTGATATGGAACACTATATAATAATGTATTATGCTTATTTACTAATTCTTTTATTTTAGCGTTTCTATGACTACTTGCATTATCCAAAATAATTAATTTATTTTGTATTTTTTAGTTATATATTTTTCTAAAAATTCATATAATCTATCACTATCAATTCCACCTTTATCATATAAATCCCAACCTAAAACACCATTATAAGAAATTGCAAATATACCAGTGTATTTTTTGAAGACTTCTTGCAATTGTGTTTTAATTACACATCTTTTACCTAATTCGCTATAACAATGACTTCTTTTTTGAAGACCACTAATTGACGTCTCATCAATACATATAATATCTTCTAATTTATGTTTTTTAATTTCATCATAAAATTCTTTTAATTTTTGATTTATATTAATTTCTTTACCAAATCTTTTTTCTGGTTCATGTCTGATTCTTGTTATTTTCAATGTTATATTATTATCTTTTACAATTCTATTGATATGAAACCTACTTAATTCAATCTTGAATTTATCTTTCAGTTTATGCTTTAATTCAGTCATAGTTATGGTTTTATTTTTATTGATTTCATCTAATAAAAATTTAACGTGTTCTTTATAAACTTTATATGCAACTGGTTTTCTATTTTCTCTTTTTATTTCACCTTCCTTTTCATATTTTTTAACTCATCTCATTAAACTTCTTGGACTACATTTGAATATTTTACATACTTCTAATTGTGATTTATCACCAACTAAATAGTATTCAACTGCAGATAATTTAAAATATTCACTTTTATGTTTTGATGTCATTTATACTTAATATTATGACATAAAATATTTAAAATTATGTTATAATATTATTATAGTAAATATATAATGAATGAAGAAATAAATAAGTTAAAACTTGAAATAGAAGAACTTAAAAATAAGAATAATGAATTAGAAGAAAAATTAAAGTGTTATACTAATCCGGAAAGAAATAAAAAATACTACGAAAAAAATAATAATATTGTTAAAGAAAAAGCAAAAAATTATATGGAGAAAATAAAAGAAACTAATCCAGAAAAATTAAAAAAATGGAGACATAACGCATATTTAAATCGTAAAGCAAAATTAAAAGCACAACAAGATAATAAATAAAAAATTGATTTAAATAGTTTAAATCAATATATTATATCAATTAACAAAATGGAGGAAACTTTTACACATATTCGTAATTATTGGAAAGAAGAAGAATATAAAAAGTGTGAATTAGAATGGAAGCAAATTCAAACATTTATATCAAATGAATATACGCCAAATAAATGTGGTCGTTGTAATACATATTGGAAAAGTGTTGCATTTGTCAATGATCATGATAATATTTGTCCAAATTGTGATACTCATTGTCAGCCATTTCTTTGTAATCCTATCAATTACGATTTGGTATTAAAATATATTGACCCCAAATATCATCATTATCTAATTAATGATTATCTTAATGAAAATATTGAAACTTTTGGTCATCATATTCTAAAAAATGAATCAAGTATTCCAAAAGAACAATATATACAATTATTTCAATTAGATAAATTACCATATGATTTTCCATCATTAAAAACAGATGATGAAGGAATATTTACAGGTGAAATAGATGAATATGATTTATTTGATACATTTAAATTAAATAATGGTAGTTATCAATATGAATTAAAAAATCCTGATACTGAAATAGAACAATTTATTATTGGAAACAAAATTAAACAAATGAGAATTGATTTGAGACGATATCTTAATGGAATATTTGGTAATCATCAATCTTATGTCTATCCTGAATTAATCGCAAGTAATTCAGCAGTATATGACACATTATATTTAACTGATTATTTACTGAAACATATTTATCGTATATTAATGGCGATAATTATTAATGGTACCGATGAAGAATTAATTAAACAGGAAACTTATATGATTAGTATGAGAGAAATAGAAGGAAAATATAAAGTATCTAATGTTAAATATAATTATGGTTTTCTTAGATTAATTGATATTATTTCAAACTTTGTTAGTGATAATAATTTGAAAGAGAAACAAGAAGAACTTAATGCTGAACATATAGAGTTTAAAAAATTAAATACAATTATTAGTGCTTCTATTTCATATGAAGACATCAAATACACATTAGAAGATGATGTTTTAAATTTGAAAAAATTAAAAGGAAAAATAAATATTACTTGTTGGAAGGATGATGAACAAATAGAATTACCATCTTATACCAAATACCTACAACAATTCTTTAATAAATATTATGATGATATTAAAAAGGTATTTCCAATTTACAATCGTTTAGAGAATATTTATCGTTTATGTGCATTAAATGTTATATTAGACAATTTTAATTATGAAGTAGAAATTCATGATAGCATTTATGTTAATATATATCCAAGAAGTATATTATGTTCAGGTGGCATTGTATTAGCACCAAAAAATTTTATTAGAACATTACCAAAACCACCAACCCCAATTACAAATAAAGTTATTGAAATTTGTGGAATTTAAAGATGATTAGCTGATGCACCTATATCTGTTGGTTCATTACATCACACTGGAATAATGATTAAAATATCTACAAATGAATATCACATTGTAGAATATGGACCATCTGGAGGTGTATTAAGAAAAATAAATCCAAATATATCTGGTTTAAAAATGAATGAGGAAGGACATAATTGGACTATTGATAGTTGTGATAAAATGAGGTCAAATGAATATGATCCAGAAAGAGTTAAAACATTAATGGATATTATTACATATGGACAAAGTTATGATTTAATTGCTAATAATTGCCAAGATATAAAACGAAAAATATTAGATGCATTAAAATAAAAAAAATGATTTATTTATTTATAACTTAAAATAAATAGATATATAAATAAAAATATGTCATTTAATCTTAATGTTGAAGGAATTATAGAGTCTGTTATTTTTAAAGAAAGAAATATTATAGACTGGAATGAATATAAAATTAATATTTTGAATAATTTAAACAATATTAATTTTAATGAAAAAATAGAAAATTATATATCATCTGGTAAATCATTACATGTTACAAAAATAAGAATGAGAAAAATATTATATAATAGTATTGTATTAAATAATAATATATTTATAGAAGTTGGATATGGTAGTTATAGTATAAAAGAACAGTATGATATTAAACAACGAGATGTATATAATTTTATAGAAGAATGTATTAAGATTTTAGTTAAAAAACAAAAATTAAAATAAATAAAATATTATTAATTTATTTTGAAAATTTATTATTTAATATTTTTACAACAGATTTATAAATATTTTCTCTTGACATAAATTTATAACCTTCCATTTATTATTTTGTTTTATAGTTTGTTTTGCACTACATTCTATTTTAATTGCCTCAGTAAATTTTTTCACAAATTTTTCATTATTTATTATATTATGATATAATAAATTTAATTATAATTATTTCAAATTTTTATAATTAAATTTTAATGCGTTAAACTATTTAAAAATAAAATATATAGTTATATTATATAGATATGAAAAAATCAAAACCGAAAGTTAAAGAAAAGAAAAAAGATGAAGAAAATTTTGATTTTATGAAAACAAATAAGGATAATATTAAGAATGTTCTAAAAGATAATAATATTAATCCTATTATTAATGAAATAGTTTCAAGAACAAATAAAATTGTAGTTCATTCTTACCAATTTTTGAAATTATATTTTATTTATTTGTTTCATAATAATCAACCTTTTCCAACATTAGATAAAGAATTTATTTGCGATATTTTTAAGGTAATTACTAAAAGAAAATGTAATTCAGGAGGTTATAGAGATGATAATATGCCTGAACAATTAAAGACTTTAACAACATTTTATAAAGAACATTATTCTAAAACTTTTATTGATGGTGAAATACTTTATTATGATAAATTAAGTTATATTTTGGCATATGAAGCGATTGATATGATTACAAATATTAATAATAATATTCAAGAACATTTTATAGACCATCTTAATAAATATGTCAATATTATTTTTGATGTTAAAAAACAGCGTGATGAAATAACAAAAGCAAATAAAGATAAAGAATTAAGAAAGCAATTACATAAAGCATTGTATGAAGATATAAATAAAGTTAAGAAGGATTTAGTTTCATTTGATACTTTAACAAGTAATGAAAAATATCATAAATGGATAATAGAACAACGAATTAAATTGTTTCCAAATAAAAATAAATTTGAAGAAAATAATATTTATTATGAACTTAAATCAAATACTCAATACTTTTTACATGCTATGTTTTATATTTGTAATGAATTAGAAAAACTTAATAATGTAAAAATAGACAAAGAAGAAAAACAAATAAGATTATTTAATGTATTACCATTAAGAACTAATATTATCCCTAAAAATATTTGTATTGATACTTGTGCATTAATTAGTAATTTTTTAGGTGATGAAGCAACAAGTGAATATTTAAAAACATACAAAAAAGAAAATAAATATAATGAATTATGGAGTAAATTTTTTGATTTATCAAAAAGAGTATTTAAGAAAGGTAAAAAATATACATTCAGTCATATGATAAGAACAGATGGTATTTCAGTATGTATTCTATTTATTCGTGTAGATGTAAATGGTAAGCCATTATCTAAAACATATCAAAATAAAAAATGTTGTCAAGAAGAAAATATTAATTACATTGAAAAAACAGAAATTACCGAAGAACTAAAAAATATGAAGGTGGTTTGTGCCGATCCCGGAATGAGCGATTTATTATATTTTGGTTCTTATAATGAGAAGAATGAATTAGAAACATTTAGATACACACAAAATCAAAGAAGATTGGAAACAAGAAATAAAAAATATAATAAAATTATTGATAAGGTTAATAAAGAAACTTTTATAGATGATAAAAGTATTAAAGATTTAGAAACAACATTGTCTAATCTTAATTCAAAAAGTTGTAATTATGAAAAGTTTAAATTATATTGTATTGAAAAGAATAAAATAAATAATCAACTTTATACTCATTATGAAAAATCATTTTTTAGAAAATTTAAATTAAATGCTTTTACAAACACACAAAAAAGTGAAAGTAAGATGATTAAAAATTTTGAAAATAAATATGGTAAGCCTAATAAAACTATTTTAGTAGTTGGTGATTATGATAAAGGTGATAATAATATGAAAGGAAAAGAACCAACAATATGTAAAAAGTTTAGAAGAATATTTAGAAATGCGGGTTATAAAACATATTTGGTAAATGAATTTAGAACATCAAAACTTTGTAATTGTTGTAATGAAGAAATAGAAAAGTTTTTAGAAAAGCCAAGTAAAAAACCAAAAAGAAAAGGCGAAACAGACTTATGTCATGGAATATTGAGATGTCAATCTATTAAGCATAAAAGCGAAATATTCCATAACAGAGATAAAAATGCTGTGCAAAATATGTTAAAAATAGTAAAATCTATATTTAACACTGGAAAAAGACCAGAAGTATTTTGTCGTAGTGGTTAAGACTTCATACACATTTCACGATGTGTTATAACCAAATTTTTACATTTTTGTTTATTTTTTTGTCGTTAATTCGGCGTTTTAAATGTGCAAAGGTGTAAAATAGTAATATACATTTGTCCAATTCTTCTAAATTCATTAATATCACCAGTAAAATAATTAGAATAACTTATTTCATTTTTATTGGTATTATTAATAAAATTAACGATTTCATAAACAGACATTATTGATTATTATTAAATATCAATAAAATAAAAAAATGATATATAAACAGATAGAACAAAATAATTAAATAATGGAAATAGATAATATTATCCAAAATATTAAAGATATGCTCACGGACCGAGGGGATAATATTGACGAATTTGATGAACATGAAGCAGAAATAGACAGAGAAGAATTTTATAATGATGTAAATATATTAGAATTTCACACAGATAATACGACAATTATATTTGCATTAACTAAAAATTTACGAGTGAATATCATAGAACAATTAAAGAAGAGCAAAAGTAATATTGATACATTCGTAAATTCTTATAATGGCAAATATAATATCATTTTAATATTTAATAATGATATATTAACGACACCAACAATTACTCAATTAAATTTAATTGATAAGATTTTACAGAAAAAGAAAGGTATGTTACAATTCTTTCAAATTAATGAGTTATTATTTAATCCTACGAAACATCAGTTAGTACCACCGCATCGTAAATTAAAACCAGAAGAAGCAACTGAAATAATGACTAAATATTTAATTAAAAGTAAATTACAGATGCCGCTAATATTAAAAACGGACGTGATTGCGAAATGGCTGGGATTAAAACAGGGTGAAATTGTTGAAATTATAAGATATAATGAAAATAGCGGTAAATCTTATTATTATAGGTGTTGCATATAATATTATTTTTTTATATTGAATGAATATGGAGAGAAAACGACGTAATAAATATGATTCATTATTAACAAATTATAATAATGAGGAAATATCATATTTCCATACATTATTACCTAAAACCAAAGAAAATTTAATGGCTATTGAAAAAGATTTATATAATTTGATGACAAATATAACACCTATGAGATTTAGATTATTATTATCAAATACATCAAATGACAATAAACGTGCTATTATAAATAAGTTAAACGAATTAAATAAAATGTCGCCAGAATCGAATGAATATAATAAATTATATAAACTCATAAATACTATTTCAAAAATACCATTAGGTATATATCATAATATAAATGTTAATAATAATATTGATGTTATTTCTAATTATTTAACAAATATTAAACAAGAATTGGATAATAAAATATATGGACACGATGAAACAAAAGAACATATAGTAAGAATATTAGCACAATTTATTTCAAATCCAAATGCTAAAGGTTATGTTATAGGTATTCAAGGTTCTATGGGTGTTGGTAAAACCAGATTAATAAAAGATTGTATAGCAAAGATATTGAAATATCCATATGCATTTATTCCATTAGGTGGAATATCAGATTCGAGTTATTTGAAGGGTCATTTATATACTTATGAGGGTTCAACGTATGGAAAGATAGTGGAAGAGATAATTAAAGCGAGAGTTATGAATCCATTATTTTTATTTGATGAATTAGATAAGATTTCTACTGGTAGATATGGAGATGAAATTACAAATACATTAATTCATATAACAGACAGTACTCAAAATGATAATTTCACGGATAAGTATTTGGAAGAAATAACGCTAGATTTGTCAAAATCATTAATATTTTTTACATTTAACAATATCGATCATATTAATCCAATATTGAGAGATCGTATGATAATAGTTAAATTAAATAAATATTCAAAAGAAGACAAATTAAAAATAGCTAAAAATTTTTTAGTAAAAGAGATATGCAAATCATATAATATAAAAGATGATGATATTATAATTAGGGATGCTGAAATTGAATATATAATTGATAAAACGGTTGAAGAGGATGGAGTAAGAAATTTACAAAGAAATATTAATAATATATATTCGTATATAAATATGAATAGATACATAAAAATAAATGATGAATTAATTAAATTTCCATTTATAATAACACGAGAAATTATTGATAAATATATAATTATAAAAAGAGATAATAATTTAATCAATTTATCTATGTATTCATAAATATTATATAATAAATATTAGATAATGAAAAGTAATAGAATTATATGGATTGGAGGAATAATATTTTTTCTATTATTTTGCATAATATCTGTAATATTTATTTCAAATGAATCATTTACTAATAAAACAAATACAACTATAAAATTTTTAAATAAAACAGAAACACAAGAATTTATATATGCCGATCCTGATGATTATATAAAATCATTAAGTACTTATGATTTATACGCAAGAAAGGTATTAAATTCAAATGAATATATTAGTAAGATATTAGAAGGTTGTTTAGATTTCACAGAGAATCAAATGAAAAAAATGCGAAAATGTTCATTAATTGCAAAGAATTTTTTTAATAATGGTTATATGTGGAAATTTTCATTAATAGATAATGTATATGAGGAAGGTTTCCCACATACTAGAACAGATATCATATTTCTATCTCCAAATGTGATAAATAATGATGACGATGCATTAATTAAAATTTTAATACATGAAAGTATTCATATATATCAAAGATATAATAAAAATATAAATAATTATTTGATTGATAATAATTATACAATTTCGAGAAGAAGAGATAGCGAGCCATTAATTCGAGCTAATCCAGATTTAGATGAATATATATATCGTGATAAAAATGGCGAAGAAATGTTATATATATATAAATCAACTACACCTGCAGGAATAAATGATATAATTTCTAAAAACGAGGAACATCCATATGAAAAAATGGCATATGAATTATCCGCAGAATATGGTAAATTTAAAATATCTAAATATAAATATATATAATGGAACAATTATTACGTCAAGCACCTGCGAATATTTCAAACGAAGAAATTGAACGAATATTTAACGAAAACAATAATGACTTTAACAAAACTTTATTAGCATTATGGGAAATTGATAATAATGATAATAATGATAATAATAATAATGATAAAAAGATTAATTGGGCGTTTATAAGAGAAACTTGTGATGCTTATGATACTGAAATGAAAAAAATGATGGATAGTAATAGACGATAATGTATAATTATTCTAAAATACACGATATAATTGAATTGCAATATGCGAAACGTAAAGGAGGTTCTAGTAATACTGATATGTGGTTTTGGGAAGAGACTTTAAAATTAGGAAGTGGCAATATAAAACCAAGTAATTATTTACAAAATGTTGGAAATAATATATTTAATAAAAATAATATTGAAATACCAAATATGGATGATGAACCCATATATATTTATAAATAAAGATATAAGGAATTTATTTTAATTAGTAATCATTATGAGTGATAATAATTATATATTAGAAATTAAAACCATACAGGCATCAACTATAAAATCGGTAATTGACGCTATGAAAGAAATTTTAATGGATGTTAATTTAGAATTTGATGAACATGGAATGAAAATAGTAGCATTAGATAATACACATATTGTTTTGATACATTTAAAATTACATGCTGATAAATTTGAAAAGTATTATTGTCAGAAGAAATTATACGTGGGAATAAATATGTTAAAATTTCATATGTTAATAAAAACAATTCAAAATGGCGATATATTATCATTATTTATCCATAAAAATGACCCAAATATTTTAGGAATAACAATAGAAAATAATGAAAAGAATGTAAAAACAACATATAAATTATCGATGTTAGATATTGATGTTGTGAATGTTGATATTCCACCTGCTGATTTTAACACAATAATTACTATGCCATCAGCATATCTACAGAAAATAATAAGAGATATGCATAATTTAGCAGAATATATTGAAATTAAGAATATTGGAGGGAAATTAATATTAAGTTGTCAGGGTGAATTTTGTTGTCAGGAGACTGTTTTGGCTACTGAAACTCAAAACATTCAAATAAAAACAAATGAGAATACGCAAGAAATAATTCAGGGAATATTTAGTTTAAAATATTTGAGTATTTTTACTAAATGTACGAATTTATGTTCGACAGTTGAGATATATCTAAAAAACTCATATCCAATTATATTACAATACAGCATAGCATCTATGGGTAGTGTTAAGTTATGTTTAGCACAAAAGAGCGAAGATTAATTTTTTCTAATTTTTTTTTGAATATTTCATGTTTAACATATGAAGTATAATTATTTTCAATAAAAAACAATAAGACATTTAAAAAAAGTTTATCAATTTCATTTAATTTATTCTCATCATATTTTTTTTCTATGGATGTTTCAATTGAAAGAACATTATTATCACATTTTAAATTAACATTATAATAAATGTCTTCAATAAATTTATAATTATCCAATTCACTTTTAATATTACAATAAAAATTAAGATTATTGTATGTATATGTTTCTCTAACTATTAATTCTAGATTAATCTTATCCATAAGATCTTCAACTAATTTAAATAATATGAATGGAAAATCGATATTACGAAGTTTATTTAATTTATAATTGGTACGTTTCATAATTCTAGTATTATTATTTTTTTCGATTTCTGCAAAATCATATTCATTATATATGACATTATTAAAATCGCTACTATTAATAAAATCTTTAAATATATCAACTGACATAATATAATTATAAATATATAGTATTTATATATAATTTATTCATTATGTGATTTATACATAATAACTGAATATGGATGAACTCGAAGATTATATAAATTTTTATTGGCTTTATCATTATTTTTGAGCCAAATTCTAATAATATGATAATTTTTCTTTGGACTAATTGACAATCCATTAATATTCATAGAAATAACATCAGTAGTACCCATAGTTTCGCCTAAAATCATAGATGTTATTTCAAATAATTTATCACTACAATCGGGTTTATTTACTTTAAATGATAAACAACCACCATTAATATTATTTTCATCTTCCCATCGCGGCATAATATGTTCTCTCATTATAAAAAACATGCCTCTCTGCCACAAATCCTCAAATGCTTTAAAAATATTTACATAATCTTCGACACTACTAATAGTAGTAATAAATTTATAACTTCCAGCATCCCAATTCATATCATAAGGGTCATGAAAATATAATGACCATACATCATTTATATAATTATGGGAAGACATATATAATAATTAAATAATTATTTTTAAATAGTTATTATAGGATTTATGACACGTCGTAAAAATAATGGTGGGTTTGTTAGTGATACAACATATGTTAATAAAAATAAGGATTATTTACAACCGATATATGATACAACTGCAACTATAGGAATTGCATATTCTGTAATGTCAACAATAATAGGAACAATAATATTTGTAATAATAATAATTATTGGCGTATATGTGAAAAATATGAATAGTGATAAAACAGAAATTGCATTTGGAATAGTAAAAGAGGTTAATAATTGTAATGCTCGTTCGAAATCGTGTGTATCGGTTGTTGAATTTTCAGTTAAAGATACTATATATACTGTAAATACAGAATCTGGAATATTAAGTAAGGGACAAAAAATTAAAATTTATTATAATCCTGAAAATCCTAATAATATATCATTAAATAATTATACAAATTTTATAGGTTGGATTATAATAATTATTAGTGTTATTATAATTGTTTGTATGTGGATATGGACATTATTAACAATTATTTATAAACCTATAGCAGCAGTTTCTGGTGTTGGTGCAGTTGCTTCAACGGCTTCACATGGAATCGGTGAAGTAATGGATGAATTCTAAAAATACAAAAATTAATTTTGTATTTATATAAAAATTAATCAATCATACAAATCATCGCTGTCTTTAGGAGCATCTCCATCAAACTTATCAATAATGGCATCAATATTAATGTATTTGATGGGGTCGATGATGATTTTAACGTAATTGATATCATTATAAATCATCTCTGTGTTGTTAATCATATTTAAGGAAAATAATATAAAGAAATTAAATCATATTTTTATATATATTCTTATAAATTATGAAATATTTATTTTTACGGACGATATAATATTACCAATAGGAACTCTAGAATATAACATATTATTTTCAATAAGATATTTAAACCATTTATATTCTGTTAACTTTTTATTATGAATTATAGAAATATAATAATTATTTGTTAATTCTCCTAAATGTTTCCATAATTTTTCTTGAAGTTTCTCAATACTTTTGGGAATAATAACATCTTTATTTAAATATCCAGCATATCTTCCATTACCATATAAATTATGGTTTTTAAATTCGGGTAATTTTTCCATAGTTAGATTGCGTTTTCTCATAAAAAGGTTAATTAACATATAATCATTAATAAATAATCCATTAACTAATTTTGATAATGGTCTTGCATTTCCAAAATCCCAAATAATCCATCTATAGCCAATATTTTCAATATAATAATCATCGCCATTAATTTTATAATGAAAACAACCACCAGGTTTTATTTTAGTATATAGAAAATTTCCATAATGAGTATCATTATGTATAATATTCATACTATGTAAAATTAAAATAGACATAAATATTTGTTCATATATATTTTTCCATTTTTGTTCTGTGATATTATCCATAGTTAAATAAGATTTTAAATCACCTGATGCTAATTCATATAAAATCATAGAATATTTTTTAAATTTTCGATTAGATTTATAAATAACTTCTGGATATGCAGGTTCTCTAATTATTTTATCACAATTAATAGATTTATATAATACTGGTAAATTTGGAATATTATATTTAACTGCATAATCTGAAATTAATTTAAAGAATAATAATTCTGTCTTATATTCTTTTGTTAAGAATTGTATTTTAACAACAAATTTAGGAATATTCTCATATTCTGTATTAATATTCATAGATTTGAAGACAACCCCAAAACGACTATTTGAACCAATCTTTTTATATAATAAAATATTATCAGATAATAAATATTTATTAGATGATTTATATAATGTTAAACATTCATTATTATTTAATTTAATTTTTTTTAAATAATCAATAATTATTTTATAATTTGTTAAATTCGTATTTATTGTTTTTTGAGGTCTTAAAGATGCATAAAACTTATCACAAAATATTTTTACGTATTCATATAATTTCCTATATTTCTTATCATCGCTTTCATCTTTATAATTAAATTCGCAAAATTCATTTACATTTTTAACAATATTCGATGATTTTTCACAATTTATTTTTAATAATTTATATATATTAGATTCTGTATTAATTTTACGATTTGTAATTGGATTAATATTCTTATTTTTATACCATAAATTACAATCAGCTTGTGTTAATTTTCTTTTTAAATTGGGCATAATCTCTATTTATTACGAATAGAAAAATGAAAAAATAAAACTATTTTTTAAGTAGCAGCTACAGCGACGGCTGGTGAATTTTTAGTTCCAGCTGCTGGGAAATGATGAGAAATTAGACGTTGTAGAACAAAGAATGTTACATCCTCATCATTATTGATCTTGAGAATCTTCTTTAGCTTCTCGTCAGGTAGGATGATACGACGATTAGTAGGCTTATTTAGATTATGTTCCTTCACATAAGCGTTAATATATCGTGTAATATCAGTACGTGACTTTTCAGTACCATGGGGAACGCCGATAAAATCACACAGTTCATCAGAGATCTTATTGGGCTTAGCAAAACCAGAAGGAGACTTACGAGCATTATCACGTTTTTTCTGGATACGCTCGACAATCTTTCGAAGTTTATCATGTTCCTTTAGAACTGGTTTTAGAGAACTTTGAATATCCTTAATAAGACCAGTAAGACTACCAATCTTATCAGCTAGAACTTGCATTACATTCTCAATAGAACTATCGGCTACTGGCTTATCATCTGGATTAACTGCAGCATCGTCAGCTACTACCTTTGACGCATCAACTACAGGTGCAACATCCTCATCCTTTGAAACTGCGACATCATCAGCAACTTTAGCTACAGCTTTAGCACGTGGCTTTTTTACTGGTTCAGGTTTAGTTTCAACAGGCTTAACAGTTTCTGGTGTATTTTTTTTAGAGGCTTGTGGCATATTTTATATTTCTATAATAATAATAAATCTTTATATCAATTTCATTTTATACGGTTAAATAAATTAATAATTATATTTTTATCATCAGTATTTAACTTATCCCACATATCTTTTTGTATGGGTGTATATATGAAATTACATATAAAATTACCATTATTTATACCCATACCATTTATTATAAATTTATTTGAGAACGGTTCTATTTTTATTAAAAACAAATCTTTATTTATAAATATGTGTTCGCGTATATTACCTGTTAAATATTCAGCTGTATTAATAATCATATCATAAATCACATCAATACTACCATCAATATTTACAATATGATAATAATTTTTATTATTATTTACTATATTTAATAAAAATATTATTTCATGTTCATTATCATTATCATCCAAATAATTGATAATAGCTTTTGGATATTTTTTACAATCTAATTCAATAAAAATAGGTTCTTTTAAATCTTTTAAAAATATTCTAATCTTTTTTTTATTTTTACTATAATAATCATTATAAGAAATATCCAATTTAAATTCGTGTTTTATTATTTTTGATGGAATATTTATGAAACTATTAATGAAATCTTTAAATATTTGACTATTCATTATATAATCGAATGTTTCTTCCCAATTATTTATATTCATATCAGCCATATCATTATTTAATAATTGATTGTATGCGTTTGTTGCATCCGTAAATTCTTTAATTTTAATATTACGTTCATTAATATCACTAATATTATTAATTTTATCTGGATGCGATTTTAAAGCAATTTTTCTATAAGCTTTTTTAATTTCGTCTACTGTTGCTAAACTTGATATTTTAAGAACAGTATAAGGATTATTATACATTTAAAATTATAAATATTTATATTTTTAAATATAAATATGGATAATACGATTAATGATTATATTGATATTTGTATAGGTTCAAATGGATCACATTATGATGTTTCTAAAGTTATTTATGAAGTAATTAAAAATAAATTCAAGTATATGGGTAAAAATATATGGAAATATAATGATGAAATTGTTGATGACAAAAATAATTATTTAAAAAACGAATTAAAATCAAATATTAGTAATGTTTTTATTGTTAGAGGTTGTTTTTGGGATGATAAAGCTATAAATGAAACGAATATTAATAAATCGATGGATTATAAATTAAAATCATCTATATTATTACAAATTGCAGGAAAATTAAAAGATCCCAAATATATTATTTCAATTATTAAAGAACTAAAACAATTTTTTCCAGATAATATAGATGAATAGTTTAATTAAAAAGGATATTAATCGTTTTTTCACATATAACACCCAATATAATAAATATATGGATGAATTGGATTCATATGAATATTTTTCATATAAAAATATGAATGTTCATATTTATTACAGAAAATATAAAGATAATTTAGATATTAATCATATAAAAAGAGTTATTAAAAGAGTATTTGTAATATCACAATTTATACCATATGATTTAAATATATATTTATTATTATCTCCATTTAAGAAAACTTTTAATTTAGAAGATTATAGAAAACCATTAAAAACAATTAATTGTAATTCTGCATTCACGTATCTTAATAAACCAATAATATATATATTAAGATTTGAAGAATATCCAAAGGTCCTTATGCATGAATTAATTCATCATATAACGCGAATACATTCGAGTTTTAGTAGTTATAATGAAAATCGATTAAAAACTCATTTTAAAATAAATAATCCTAGTTTAGACCCAAACGAGGCAATTGTTGAATTCTGGGCTACTATTATGCATTTATATCAAATTAGTATAGAATATAATTTAGATTTTTATAAATTATTTATAAAAGAACTGCAATATTCATTATATAAATCATCACAAATATTAACAATACAAAAAGAATCCCCTAATGGTATATATACAGATGAAACGAACACATATGCATATATCATTTTCAAAACAATATTTATGTATAATTTATTAGAATTTCAAAAAATTTATACATTTCCATATAACGATACTGTATTAACCGACTTTTTAATTAAACATTCTTCATTACCATTATCATCATTATCATCAATAAAAAATAAGAAGTCATTACGATTTATGATTCATAGTAATTATTAAAAATTATTCTAATTTAATTAAATAAACAGCTTGATTTATATTACCTGTCATTTCGTCAATAATATTTTGAAGGTCTGTTGATTTTGAAAATTGATTTCTTATTTTTTTTAGATTTTCGCGTTGAGTTTCTAAATAACCTATAATATTAGCTGTATAGCTTGTAGCAGTTGTATTAATTGTAAATATTGGTAATGGTTGTTTATTATATTTACCAATATAACATTCAACGAATTTATCAATATTATCAGATAAATTAGAATGTAAATTATCTAATGCTACATGTTTTGAATATTTCATAACACTCCAGTGATATAATTTAATTTGCCCCAATAATCCTAAATAATATTCAATTAATTTATTTTCTTCCATTTATACTAACAATATAAGAAAAATAAAGTTAATTAATTATATATTCATATTAATAATGTCTATAGAAGATATTAAACAATTGAAAAATAACAGTATTAAACAAACTTTCGTATTGTTGATTGATAGTAAACATAGAGATATGAGTATTTATCCAAATCCAAATAATTATGTAATTAATTTTGATACAGCATTTAAAAATGTTATTGGTTTTGATATTATAGACACTAGTATACCAAGAACTATGTATTCGATAGATATTTATAATAATGTGTTATATTATTATATTCATCCAACTAAAGATTATACATCGTTTAATGCATTTATAAATAATATAGATATCACATTAAATTATGATGAAACGTTTAATGGTATATTTAAAAAGTTCGTAATGCCACCCGGTGATTATACATTACAAACTTTTATGGATACATTTAATTCATCAATAGCACCTATAGAACCTAATAAAATTTTTACTGCATCTGGTTTAACAAATCCAGTTAATGTAACAGAAGTAATAACATTCACATGTTCATATCCATTTATATTAAATATGCGCGATAGTACGATTGCTGAAACGTTAGGTTTTAGTTTATTAGTAAAAAAAGAAGATGATGGTATTAAATATACTGTTAATGATAAATTATTAACTAATATAACAAAAACAATAACAGATGAAAAAAAAAATAATATATATTATGATAATATTTATAATGATACTAGTTTTAAGAAATTATTTATAAGTTTTGAATTTGATTATTATCCAAATAGTTTAATTACAACACCAATTAAAACAAGTAAAATTATAGCACCTGGTATGGTTTGCTTTACGGGTGAAAAATATATTGTTTTGAGATGTCCAGAAATTGAGGAACATTCATTCGGTTCTTTAGCATATTCAAATTATACATTAGGTATTGCAAAATTCCGCACAACTAGTTTGGGTTTTAATGATGAAAAATTATATATTACTAAAATTCCAATAAGAGAATTCCACCCGATTGGTAAATTATCTCGATTATCATTAAAATTCGAAACATCTGATAAATATTTATATGATTTTAAGGGTATTAATCATAATATAACATTAGCTATTTATTATTATGAACCAAAAATAAAAATAACTGAAGTTTTTAATTCAATATTAAATCCTAATTATAAAACTAATTTTAATGAATATAAATATACAAATGAAGAACAAGAAATAATTAATGAAAATGATGAAGATGAGGATGATGAAAATGATGATGTTAATGAAAATTATTCAAGAGACAATTTAAATATTTATAAACAAAGAGAATTAAAATATAATTATTAATCTAATCCATTATTTCCCTTAAATTTTTCAATATAATTAATCATATTTTCTAAATTTTCTTGTGTAAATTCCTCTTTCTTAATCATAGTCTCTAAATCTTTAGTGCTAACAGTACCATCATTTAACCCCTCCATTAATTTATTTTCAAAATGACTTAAATCAGTTTTAGACGGTGGAGAAGTTTTAGGAGTTTCTGGAGTTGGTTCTTTTTTTTCATCAGTCTTTATGTCTTGAAACCCTTCATAATGTCTGTATCTCTTATATTGACACCCAAATAGGACTATAAATAATATAGCTAATGCCATAACTAATGAAAATAAACTTAATATATTATTATAATAACTCATAATCTTTCTGTAATTATTATAAGATATTAAAATTAAATATATTTATTGTTTAGAAAGTAATGACAGAATTAAATATAGCTTATGACGATTATAAACCTATGAATGACGAAAATGATTATCAACCCCAACATCAACCACCCCAAATGCCTCAACAACAACCACAAATGCCTCAACAACAACAACAATTACCTCAACAACCGCCACCACAAAATAATTATTATATTCAACAACAAGCACAACAACCACCGCCACAACCGATAAAAAGAAATCGCTATCCCGAATATTCGTTTTGGGATAGAATGGCGATGTCTCGTAGTGATGTCTTTAAATTAGTATTATTATCATTTGTGATAGTATTGGGTATATCTATAGAAAAATTAGGTAGTCATTATATAACACAGTATTTGGCAGATAATGTATTATCGCCATTGCAAGAATTTATAGTTCGTATTACTTATCCAGTACTTATATTTTTATTTTTATGGATAATAAAATCTTTATAAAATAGATAAATGAGTAGTGCATCGCAATTAATTTACGAATATATTGAACCATTTAAACGAGTATTCTATGATAAATATTATAAAGAAAAAATACAATTTGTTAAAGAATTTAATACTTTCATGACTAAAGTATATGATAATAATAATAATAATAATAAATGTGTATGGATTTATAAATTATTCAATTATTTATTATTACTTGTAATGTTCATTTGTATATTATGGGTTAAATATGATATATTTGCAAAAAATGTTTATTTAATTAATGCAACAATAAGTAATTTTTTTAAATATGATAATATTATATTAAAAAATATACCAGAATTTAATCAATTAAATAATATTATTTATTTTGCCGATAATTTCTCAATAGACATATATTTAATATTCTTTATATTAGTGTCGGTTATTATTTTAGGTATAATTTTATATTATTATTATGTTGTAAAACTAGAAATCATAGTGAATCAATATAATTATATAATTGTATTATGTTTAATAATTATTATTTCGGGTATTATATATATAATTTATAATTTTACACACGTTAATAATGCATCAAGAGGTATGAATTTATTAATTAAATTAGTTTATAAGAATATTAATTTAGATTTTATAAACTCTCAAGGTTTATGTAATTATATTAATAAGAAAAATGAATTAGATACTAAATTTGAATATGGAAAATGTAATGATATTAAAAATAATAGTAGTATCGAAAAATTACTATCGTATATTAAAGGTATTATGAATGAAGCCTATAATAATGATAAATTGCTAACATTAGAAAAATTCAAAACATTAAAAGACGCAAAAGGCATTTATTATAAAACTAAAATAAGTTCAGCAATTTATACATATACTCTAATTACTTATTATAATAACAATAATTTGACTAGCGAATTAAAAGATATACTTTCAACATATAATTTAATTAAAATTTTATTTAAGTCTCAAATAAATCCATTAATGAATTTAAGATATGATTCATTATTACCCGATGGAACTAATTCATTAATTAAATATGATAATCCTAATATTAAGACTGCATTTTATGATAATAAAGATATTTATTATTATGTATATAATGATTATTTTAATACATTATCAAATATTGATAGTCTAGTGGTAGACATATATAACATTTGTAAATATAAAATGTTTTCAGTATATTCTTATTATTTGTTTATAACATTAGTAATGGCTATTTTATTTACAATATATTTCATATATAATTATTTTAATTTTAAATAATTAGAATATATATGACAACCATTCATATTAAAGAATTAAAACGCTTTAATATATTGGCAAATACCGATCTTATAAAATTCAATAAAAATAAAACAACAGATAATATGAAATCTGTTATTACTAATGATATAAAAATATTAATGACATTATTATCAATATATGAAAACCATAATATATTGAAATTAAAACTAAAAAAATTTATTACTAAAATGAAACAAAATAATTTAACATTCGATTACTTAGATGATATAAATATATTAATGGATACATTAAAAAACGATAAAATAATTTATACTAATTTATTAAATATTTATAACAGAGAAAAACATTTTGTACGATCAAAAAAAATAATTGGTGGTGCGCCGAAGCTAAAGGATGAAAGACAAGCAAGGCTTAAAAGAGCTAAAGATATTTTAAACAGAATTTTAGATACTGATGGTATACGAGACAATACTAAAAAATATTACTTAAATGATTATGATATTGATTTATTATATAGATATTTTAATAAATATTATATCAATAGTGATAATGGTGATATAATTATAGAGGAATTAATACAAAATAAACAAGTCAATTTTATTACACTTTTTATATTGGATCTAATATTTAAAAGTTATATAAATAGTAATAGTAAAGAAGGAGTTTCTGGAACAGATGTTATAAATATTATTATAAAAATAGTTTTTAATTTTTATACTTATTTATTAACCATTACTGATGCAAGCATAACTAAGGAGAATATTAAGGATAATATATATAAAGATATTAATTTTGATAAAAATAATGAATTGTTTTTTAATAGACCTCCTTTTTTAACTAAAACGGTAAAGTACTTTAATGAAAATAATGGAATATTGCCACCAGAATATACAAGTGCAGTAGATAATTTTAATAAGGAAGCTGAAGCTAAAGCTGCTGCTGATGCTGCTGATGCTGCTGCTGCTAAAGCTGCTAAAGCTGCTAAAGCTGCTGATGCTGCTGATGCTGCTGCTGCTAAAGCTGCTAAAGCTGCTGCTAAAGCTGAAAAAATTAAACGTGCTAAAACGTATGCTAAAGATGCTTTAATTAAATTTCGTGATAAAGCTGTTGCTATTACTAAGGCTATTAAAGTCCCTAGTATAGCTAGTTTTTCAAATAAACCTAAAAATTTTGGTCGTTTAAAATTGGATGATATAAAAGCTCTCATAGACAAAAATTTCAAAATTATTACAAAAAATTATAATAATATAAAACAAATTAAATATAATAAAGAATATTTAAATAAAATTGGCTATAATAGCACAGTTGAAATTTTTAAATTGTATAATAATATTTTATATGTATTATATGGTAAAATTAATAATTTAAGCTCTGATAATTATAATATATATATATATATACACTATTTAACTCTTAATTTAGCAAATGTTTTGTATTATATGTATATATATTATACGGCTTATGTAGGTGTATGTGAGCTTTTTAATAAAGGTATAGATATCGCTGAAATTGAAAGCTTACTTTATGAGTTATATAATAATATTGAAAATATTATTGCTAGTACAAAAGTTTTAACAAATGATATTAATTCTGTAAATCAAGAAAAAGTAATAACTCAAACAGATATAACAAAAATTAAAGAAAAATCAGATGTTATCGATAGTACTATTATTAAAATTAAAGAAATCTATGAAAAAATTATGCATATTTTAATTACTAATAATATTAATAAAGAATTTTTAAAAAACAAAATAATCGAACCTACTGCTGCTCCTGTTGATCCTAAAGCTGTTGCTTTTAGTGGTCCTCCTGGTGGTGGTCCTCCTGGTGGTGGTCCTCCTGGTGGTGGTCCTCCTGGTGGTGGTCCTCCTGGTGGTGCTGTTGCTGCTGCTGCTCCTGGTGGTGCTGCTCCTCCTGGTGGTGCTGTTGATCCTGGTGGTGCTGCTCCTCCTCCTCCTCCTGGTGGTGCTGTT